GGTCTGGTTGCCATATTTTCCGGTCAAGCCATTCACCAGCCCCGCATAATTGTTGACCCCGGTATAGGGGATGGAGGCAGCCGCCTGCAGCGCGCTCATCGCCGGCGCGACGCCGGCATATTGCGCATCGGCCAGCGCGCTGGTCAGACCCAGCGCCTGCATGATCGATGCGACGCTGCCATTGGCGGCGCCCAGCGCGGTCTGATTGTCGGCATTGGTCTGGCTGCCCAGCGCCTGGGCCGCGGCAAGCTGTTGCTGCTGCGTCTGGTTATAGAGGTTGCTCAAGTTGTTGGCGGCGCTCAGCGAGCGGTCCTGAGCCGCATTGTAGCCCGCGTCGGATTGCGCCCCGACTTGCGTCATCCGGTTGAGTTGATTGTCGTAATCCTGATAGCGCAGCTTGTTCTCACTGTCGGCGAGATTGTGCGTCAGTGCATTCATATAGGAGGTCGACAGGCCCGCCCCCATCCCGGCCGCGGCGAAGCGCTGGTTGGCCGCCCTGGTCACCGCATCGTCTGATTGCTGCAGCATTGCGTCGAGGTAGGGATTGCCCGCATCCAGATATTTGCCGCCGAGTACGTCCCGGTAGTAGCGCGCGCTGTCGGGATTTGCGCTCTGCGCGGTCATGCCCTGCAGCGCGTTGAGCCCCGGATTGCCGCCGCCATGCGCCAGCGCTGTAAGCGCTGCGATCGACGGATCGTTCGCGCTAGCCTGTTGCAGATCCTGGTAGGTCGCAGCGCCGGGGCCACCGCCATGGTAAAGCCCTGCCGCTACATTCTGCGCGCCGTTGACGAAACCGCTACCGCTCGTGATCGAATTGGCCAGGTTGTTATAGAGCCCGTAAGCGCTCTGGCTCATATGGTTCAGGTTGGCCTGATTGTCGTTGAGCACGCCCTGCGCGGTGGTCAGCCCTTGCGCGATATAGGGCGCATATTGATCGAGCGGGGTCGAGCTCGTGCTGCTCTGCGTCTTGGTTTTGCTCGAGGAGAGTCCCATCGGTCGTGTCCTTGGTTTGAAGTAGGGGATGACGGGCGGCATGCGATGCCCGCGGGCCAATCCTTTTGAAGGGGGGCTCGCTGCCCGTGGCAGTAAAGGGACGGGCTGCATCGGTCTGGCTGCGCGGCTGGAGGATGCGCCCCGGCCGCTCGATTACTGCATCAAGCCCGCTCAGAAATTCTTGCGCACCGCCAGCTGATGCGGTTCGAACCCGGCGGCACGCAAGGCGCGCGCCCAACCGGGCCGGCTTTCCACCACGATACCGACCGCTCCGATCGCGCGGCCCCAGGCCTCAACCTGCGGCACGATCCGATCGCGCACCTCGCTGAGGTCGCCTGCGGCGACCAGCCCGTGCACGTCATAGGCGCCGGTCGGGTAGGTGCGGATCTCGGTGACGGCTGCGGCATGATCGCTGCGCCAGAATTGGGCGCTGCCCGCCAGGATGCGCGCGTCGAGCCATTCGGGCGTGTGCAGTCGCGGGTCCATCGCCGCAGCGAAGGCCGGCCGCCATGTCTGGTAACCGGTCCAATCGGTCATGCTCGTCCTTGCTGAAGGGGGTCTGTTTTGTTCGCTCGATCAGCAGACGTTACGTTTGATGGTGACGTTCTTCAGGAACGCCTCGAACGCAGGCAAGTCCTTCTCAAGCCTGCTGGGTCGGGTAATCAGATAGGCATTATATTGAACGCATGAAGCCTTCATGTCCGGCTCCCAGCCCTGCTCAGTCAGCGCGTTGATCGAAAGCGTGCCTTTATCCATCGCAGCGCAATGGATTGTCTTTCGGCCACGAAAATTGATCCTCGCCCATTGTGCTGGCGTCAGCGCGAACGGCCGCCCCTCGCATTCCAATTTCGCGGCGTGCTGAAGTGTCCACGGTACGGTGTTGAAGTTGGCCGTGATGCCGACAATGCTTGCGCGGGTCCGCTCCGTATTCTTCCTGCAATCCAAAGGCGGGCTGACATTGTAATTGAAGCCATGCACGTGCGTCCAACTCAGAACGGGACATACGATCCGGCCCTTCGGCACATAAAGCCGGATCCCAAAATCTTCGGTTTCGTGGACGCGGCCGGCGGCAAAGGACGGTTGATAGGGCATTCCCATCGCGCAAAAGATCAGGATCGCCGTCCGCAAGATTGATCTGAGCATCTTTATCTCCCCCCAGAAATTCCTCGCCCCCGAATCCTGTCAAAGAGGGCCAGGAATATTGTTCTTACTATGTTCCATTGTCCAGTGCTCTTTGCCAGCCGGGCTCGCCATAGGCGTGGTGCGGGCGGTGTCAGCAACCGGACTCCAGCCAGATCGGCAACCTTTTTCTGACGCCGGCTATCGTCCCCGACACGCCCGACGGCCATTCCGGGTTGCCGTTCGTTTTTCCCTTCTTCAGCGTATTGTACGGCCCGCGCCGATCGACCGCGCCGCTCGCTCCACGATTATCTTGCAAAAGACTGTGGATGAACGAGCCGGTATCGCTGGCCGTGCCCTGGATGCGTGGGCCCCACTGCCGGTCCCAATGGTCCCATGCGGATGCAAGGGAATTATAGTCGATGCCGTGGGTGCCGTCCGGTGTCGCACCGAACGGATTATGGTGGTTCCTGTACATGGAACTATCACCATAGCCCGCCTCGAAAGCCGCGACGCCGAGCGGCTGCGCTACATCCGTGCCGCGTTTCTCTGCAATGGCCGCAACTAAGGGGTAATTTTGCGCGAAGAACTGGCTGTATCGCGGCCCGACGCATTGCCGCGCCGCAGGTCGCGGACGGCTCGCGAACATGCCGCCTTTGGGCTTACGCGTCGAGGCAGTCTGCGGGGCAGGGCTGGTCAAATCCATGCCCGTTGCGTCGGCCAGCCTCGGGTCCGAGGGGGGCGTGCCCGATCCATTGCCGGCGTCACGCAAAAAGATGCGCATAATGTCTTCTCCTCGACTTCCTCACGCCACCGCGCCCGCTGCGTCCTTCCACACGCCACTCGCATGCCGCCACACCGGCTTGCCCAGCGTCGTGTCGTAATACATCTGCCCGGTCACGGCCTTTACCGGCCGCCCGGCGGTCGGCCCGCACCCCGCCAGTCGACGGGTCAGCCCGTTGGCGGCATCGCGGGCCTTGCGGTTCCACTCGGCCTGGGTCGGCTCATTGTCTTTGATCAGCACGCTCATGGCCGGCCTCCTGCCATCGCATCCGCGTCATAACCCTGGGCGTAGGTCCAGCCCGTTCCGGCCGGGATGCTGAGCGTGACCCGCGTCAGGTTCCAATTCTCGCGGCAGCGAAACGCGCCATTCGCCTGTGGCTGCGGATAACGCGTCTCCGCCATCGCATCGCCCCGCCGGTTCGCGCCTGCCACCGTCACGGCCGCCGCGGCTGCATCCGTCAATGGTCTGATGTTGCGAATCCGGCTGCGCCTCCCCGGCGCCAATTCGCGCGTCGCATCGGTAATCGTTGCCGCTATCGGCGGCCCGGATAGCGTGCCCAGCCGGTGGGTGCCATCGAACAGCATGATACTCGGCACGCCGCCCCGCAAGGCGGCTCCGTCCAGCGTCAGCCCGTCCGCGTCGATCGACGGATACACGCTGTCCAGGTCTTCCACGCTCGACGACAGCGACAGGGCGGAAAACAGGAATTCACTGGTCAGCGTTGCCGTCGTCCAGCGCCCTTCCGCATAATTGTAAAGGAAGACGCTGGTCACAGGATCGGCCGATGGCACCGCGATTATGTAGAGCGCGCGCGTCGGGTCCACCGCCGCGCTCATCGCGCCGAAATAGCCGCGGTCGATCAGCGATCGGAACGTCCGGTCGACCTTCTCGTCGCCGATCGCCTGTACGCTCACTCCATCGCAGGTCATGAAGCCGCGGTTCGACCAGAAGAAGCTGGTTTTTCCCCAGCTCGCCAGGCTCTTGGGCGCGGCGCAGCCGGCGTCGGTAACGATCTCGTCGAACTGCCACACCGTGTCATCGGCGGTGTAGGTCATGCGCAATATCCGGTCTTCCTGGAACACCAGCCCATATTCGCCGCCGACGATGCCGGTGACGTCGCCGCCACCCGCCATGTCATATTGGCCCGCTTCCGATGCGCCGCCCGGCGCCCAGCTCGCCGAATTGCCATTGTCGGACCAGGCGACACGCAGGCCGCTGCCGCCGGCATAGCCCGCCACCACAAAACCGCGCACAACGCCAAGATAGCGCGCGGTCGGCGGGCTCCCGCCCAGGCTGGTCATTGTACCGGGGGATGCGGGGTCGAACCTTTTGATAGGGTCGGTGCCGTTCGTCGCCAGCATGAAGGCGCCATAGGGGCAGAAGCGCACGCCCAGGTCGCGCGCCCCCGCCAGCCCGCTCGCCAGGCTGGTGTAGCCGCTCGTCGAATAGCTATAGATATTGCTGGTGGTCGCGGCGAACAGGTAGGGCGCGTCGGCATGACGATAGCCGCCCGCGCCGATACAGCGTGCCGCCAGCGTGCCGTTCTTCATCGGCGCAAACCCCGCGATCGGCGCATAGCCACCCGCGATCGCCGCCACCCCGTCCGCCTTGCTGAGCCCTTCGCTCGCAACCGCCGGCTGGTCGGGCAGCCAATCCCCGAACAGGATCCGCGTCATGGCGTCACCGATTGGGTAAGCGTGCCCTTGAGCCGCATATTGCCCGACGCGTCGATCGACGCGACATTCACCCCGCCGATCGCGAAATAATATTTGTTCGCGGTGCGGTCGTAACTGATCGTGTCGCCGCTATCGAAGGCGATGGTCGGCTTGCCGGAGATGATCTGCGCGAAGAAATTGGCGTCGCCGATCTGGATGAAATTGCCCGCATTGATCGATCCGGCAGCGCTGATGCCCGTTGCATTGACGTCCAGCTTGGATGCCCCGCCAATGGCAAAACTGTAAGTGTTTGAGGATCGGCTGAAGGAGAAGCTGTCGTTGGTATCGAAATCTATCAGGCCGTCGGCGCCGTTGAATCGCAGTCCGAAGCGCATGTTCGGATCGGGCGAAATGATCCCGCCCTCGAAATAGTGGCCCGCACCGGTATCCGAGCCATAGTGCATTGGTCCGCTCTCGGTATTGAAACCGATGAAGCCATTGCGGGTGCCGTCGAGCTTATGGAATTGAACTATTCCGGTATATCCCGCGACGCCGGATCCCAAGATCTTTACGGACCCACCCTGCCCGTTGAAGCTCGGTGAAACAATAGTCGAGGCTCGGAGATCCGTGCCTACAGCCAGCGAACCTGAAACGTTTACGCCTAAAGAGTCGAGCTCGATCGATGTGACCCCATTTAGGGTTAGTATAATGGAGTTGAGAGTGGAATCGATTGCTCCGAAATAAAGGTCATCGGTCCCCGTAATTCCCGCGATTCGTGTGATGCCACCATCGTGCCTCTTTGCGGAGAGATAAGCATTATTTTCCATCGTGGCGGCCAGCGGCGCCACCTGTTCCAGGTTCGCCACCCTCGCTCCCAGGGATTGGAACGTTGCGGACGTGCTGAGGCGCTGCGACATCAACCATCCACCAGAAACTGGCTGGCGCCGTCGGCCGGGCCGCCGCTCGATCCCACGCCGGAACCATCGGTAACCGTGGCGCGCATCCGGATTGGGCCGCCGGCGTGGCGGGCGCGATAGCCCGCGTCATTCACCTCCGCGATCAGCTCATCATACCATGCTTTCAGCAAGGGCAGGCGCGCATCATTCCAGCCGCGGAATTCGGCCATTGCCAGCGCGGCCGCCATATAAAGGTCGGGATGCCTGGTCAGCAGCCAGTTGGTCGGGTTCCCATCGGACAAGGCCGGGATCGCCTGCTTATAGACCAGCCTGATCGTGTAGGCGGCATCCGGCGATGGCGCGATCAGCAGGGACGATCCGCTGATTGCATAGGCCTGCGGTTGCCCGACTCTGCTCGACGGATAAAGCAGCCGCAACGTCGCGAGGGAGGTCTGCTCCAGGGCGGCGCGCGGCGAGATATCGAGCGTGCACTCGCGCGTTTCCCTGAAATCCTGCGGCAGGTCGATCGTCGGAACGCCCGCGTCGAGCGTCGTCGTCACCTCCATCTCCGGCACGTTTAGCAGCCGCGTCAGCCGCCGCTCGGCAAGCGCGATACATTCGCTGGGATTGATGTTCGCAGCATTGTCGTCGAGCCATGCGAGCAAGCACGACTGTAGTTCCGCATAGGTTTGCGGTTCGGCCATGAGGGCCTCCTTTTATGGGGGATGTCATGTGGGCGAAAATCAATGGCGCAGGCGGCGAGGCTTCTGCTCCCGCTCTGTTCACCGGCGCGTTGATCGCCGGGTGAATCCGGATTGAGACCTCAGTCGTGCCGCGATGCTATGACGGATCTGCGCTTGTCTGGAGGATAGCCTCGCGGCCCCTGGGAGGGGCCACGCTTACAGAATGATGTGTTTCACCTTGCACCAGCGATAGTCGCTGGAGTTGAGCAATGTCTTCACCGCATCCGAATGGTCCGGATTCCACGCATTCACGCCGAACCGCGTCAGCCATTCGAACATCACGCTGGTTGGGATGGAGGCCGCGTGCCACATCTCGCTGCGGCGATCGAATCCTTCATTCTGGAGATCCTTGTTCCGCTCAACCACGGCACAATCGTCGATCTCGGTCCTCACCAAAACGCTATCCTCGTCATCGCCTGAGGCGATGAACTTCCGCACGCCGCGACGGACATCGTGATCCATGAGTCGCCAATTGGGCAT